TCACTTCCCTAAATCAAGAAAAGACTTTGGAGGCTTACTGATAATCATTTGTACACCATCTTTCGTAGACTTAAGTGATTTCATTAACTTTCTAGCCGCATCAGGTAGTTTACTATGCTTGACAACCAGATAACCTCCCCTGACTTTTTTAATGACACCATCTCTTTCAAGTTGTTCAAAGTCGATCGCTGCGTACTCTTTTGCTTGTGCCACTATTGTACTTAACATCTCTTCTTTGGATACATCATTTTCATTTTTCATAATAGCCTCGAAGCTCATTTATACTTTTTTAGATTATCAGCATAGTCTATGAGTTATCAAGAGACATACTGAAAAATGGCAATATACATATCAAAAGCATTACCGACAATCAATGTTTAATAATTAGATTGTAATCATTATGAATTTTGCTCCACTTAATTTAAAAAAAGCCCCATAAGGGGCTTTCTAATTAGTTACCACTAAGTAACAAAATGATGATTCTGATAATGTCAGATAGTGGGAATGAGAATAAAACGATACCAAAGTAATCTAAGATAGGTACTAAGATATAGTTATAAACAAGAATACCAGTACACGCATAACCTAAAAATGATCTCCAGCCTTTTCCAGCCTTGATCTCTTCACGGTTTGTTTCCTGTGCTTCACTTGTTTTTTCTGTTTCAAGTTCGTCTTTTGACTTAGCAACTTCGGTTTTGTTCTTACTGATAAGACTTATACCGCTTTTGATAAGGTCAATGATAATACTTAACATATGTTATCCTTGTATTTGGCAAACACAAGAAACTACGCGATGACCTTTAAAGATGTGGTTGTAAGATAATAGTACCTTTACTTCTACTTGTTCTTTCATTAGTTCAACCATCAATGCATCATCTTCATTTACTTTAGGTGTTGTATGATGATGAAAGCTATATACGACTAAATCACCTTTTGTTTTATCTACTTTCTTTTTTATGAGCTTACTACCAGATAGTGCTTTATCATATGGTAATGTTACACTTACTGGTTGGATTGTCTGAAAAGAAAAATCTGTTAGTACAGAATGATCATAACATGGGAAATTTTCTAAGTTATCCATCTTACTTCCTCCAACGGTAATCAAACGTACCGCGTAATGTTCTTAATTGTTCTATTACTTGCTTCTCGGTTTCATCATAGAAATCAAACAATGGTTTTCTACCAACGGAACCATAATAACCAATCACCCTTTGTTCACGTGCCAGTTTAGGATTACGTTTAGAGGATTTCTTGGTAGTGTCGATTAAGTACGTGTTACCGTTCCTACTCTTCACCTTTTTGTATTTATCACTCTTGGTTCTTGAACGTAGCTGTGTAATGTTACCTTGCTTAGTTAACTTAGCATTCTGGTACGGTATAATCTTACCTTCATTAACACGTTTATATGCTGGATCAAGAATGTACTTTAGATATGATGTTTGATTAGGTAGTAGAATGATTTGGTTCACTGTATTGAACTCACTTATCTTTCTAAAGTTAAAGTACATACTCTTTCCAGTAAACGCGACACCACCACCCGCAACATCATTATCAATCTTTCTTTGAATGTGCTGTGTAACAATACGCATACGGCTACTTAATTCTTTCTTAAACTCTTGTCCTATCTTTGGGCTATTCTTGTTTATGAATCGCTTCATATCACTAGGGCTATTGCTGTTTCTCCAAGCCATATCTATTCCTTAATTGAGTATTTCATATAATGATTGAAGGATTCCACGTATACGTACCGCATCTTTTCCACTCGGTAATCTCGCCTTATGCATTACAGCAAGGTTTAGATTACCCGTTTTTAGTCCTTCGTTTATGATTAATGCTGTTTCTACAAAAAGTGTTTCTTTCATCGAAGGGAAAGCCCACAAAATGGTTCGAGTATAATTCACCCCTTCTTCAATCTTGGAATTAACTATCTTTGAACTTGAACTGTACTCACGCCATCCGTTTTCTATTGAATTATCTTTTAGTTTCTTAATGTCCTTAACTCTCTTGTACATCTGTTTGCTACCTATGTAGCTTGTGTTATCTTCAAATTGGAACAAATACACGAATCCTACATAACTACCGTTTGTTAATTCCTTCTCACTCCAATCTTCGTTGTATTGCCATGCTTCCATATAAATACCTTATAAAAATTATCATAAGGTATTTATTCAATGGATATAAAAACACGACTCATAGATTATGAGGGATCACGAGCATATCAAACACGTATGGGGTACTTTAGAAACAACAAGTATTATCCATATAAGGATAGTGAAGGGTTCTTAACCGTAGGATTCGGGCATAAAGTACTACAAGGTGACAATTTCAATAATGGTATTACTGAGGTAGAAGCACTTCACCTACTTGATAAAGATATTGCTATAGCAGAAAGCCATCTAAGTAAACTAAACCTAATCATTCAAAAAGATTGGCAAGACTTCATGATCATCATGATTTTTCAACTTGGCCTATCTGGAACGATGAAGTTTAAAAAGATGATTCAGGCATTACGTGATGCCAACTACCCCGAAGCAATTAAACAAGCAAAAGATAGTTTATGGTATCGTCAGACACCAAATAGAGTTAATGCGATGATCGCAAAATTAACCAACAAATAAGAAAAAGGGATAGTACCGTAATTGATACTATCCCTTTTTTGTTACTGCTTTGATTGTTCAAGAATAGTAATAATCCTTTCAAGTTTGATATCCAATTCGTGAATTTGAATTTCAAGGTTTCGCAAGGTTTCTTTCATCTTGTCTTGTTCATCGCTTAGACGTGTAATGTTACTATCCTGTACCGCAATGGTTGTTTCAATATCAGACACACGACTTAGTAAGTCATTAGTATCTTTTGTATTGTCACGAAAAATAGTATATATCAGTACCAAACCACTAATAACCAAAGCAAGAATTGTTCCCATACCCATTTAGTACTTCCCTATTTTATATTTTTGGTAATAGTATTTATCACGCATTATATAAAGGCTGATCACCAGCACGATATAAGAATGATGACCAGTTAGCGGGAACATTAAGTGAAGCAATACCACTACGTGATGTTGTACACATTACATATATATAATTCCAGTTACCACGACCTACAGGCGGTACATATATAGAATTCAATCTGAAAGATGTAGAACTACCACCGTTACCAGCATCATAATAATAGAGATTAGTTAAACCGATTCCATCACCACCCATACGAATATAGAAGTATTGACGTTCATATGAGGTTAAACCAATTGATAAATCACTATCAAAATAACGTGGAAAATCTTCACCACGTATACGCAATGCTATATAGTGTTGGTTAGCTACTGGATTTAATGCGGCCTGCCCACCTGATACAGTCTTAGAGCCAAAGATAAACGGTACAGGGTTGATACCAGTTGATTGTGGACGGCAGATATCACCTACGATACGTGCGGCACTGAGAGTACCAAGAATGTTACAGTTTTCATTAATAGTAACGTTGTTCAGTACACCAGATGTTGCCTGTATATTTCCACGTACAGAAACGTTACCAAACCAGGCATTACCATTTTTATTGATAGCCCAGCCATTCACACCATCCCAATTACTGGATTGTATCTGCTGGCTAATCTTCGCTGAGTCGATCACGCCGTCCATGATGTGGGCGTTACGGATTGCGGCATTGGCAATTTTAGTATTGTCGATTGCGGCATCCTGAATTTTCGCACGGGAAACGGAAAGGTTATTTATCATAGCCTCATTGATGCTCGCTGATGCTATCACCGCTGAGTTGATATAAGTCTTACCACCCTGAACCACAAACGGATATACCCTGTCTGATAGTTTGGCACTGTCAGTACTGATGATGCTAAAGCGATCCGCCATTACGGTAAACACTGATGTTTTTTCATCTGCTGCTAAGGCAATGCCCGTTACGTTACCGTTGTTTGATACCTGTAGCTGCCAGCGTGAACCAAGTTCATCTACGATCTGTTTCTCAACAATGCCAGTAGCCGTATCACTGTTAAGTAGGCTATCAATAACATCTTCGTTCAATTTGCTGTATGGAACCTTCGTATTCTGGTTAAAGCCGATAGTAGGCGACCATACCAATTCATCCTGTCCGAACACGTCATAGGCTGCTACTCGTGCGAACCATGAACCATCTTCAATACCAAACGATGCTGAATAGCGGTTAGCACTGCTAAAGTACTTCGAGCCTGAGCTAAACCCTTCATCAAGTGCGATTTGTAGAACGATTCCCGCATAATCCGGTACGTTTGATTCTGTCCAGTCAATGAACACGGAATCATAGCCGCTCTTAAGGTTGATCCCTAACAACTGTGGATGCTGTGGGTTACTAACTTCAATCTGAACTTCTTCGCTATAGATACCTGTACCCCAACCATGAGCGATGATCCCAAACACACGGTAACGGCTTAGGCCATCACTGGTATTCATTGAATATGAGTACGTCCAGTTGCTTGTAGTGGTGTAATATGACGTGATGTAATTACGATAACGGTCATACACACGGATTTCATAGTATTTGAAGAAATCAGCAAAGGTTTTACCATTAACAGCTAAGTTATTCTGATCATCCCAACGGAAAATAAAATCTTGAGCATAAGTCTGGTTTAAACCAACATCATCATTAACCATATCAAGGTTAGTAATCTTCGGCAATGCGAAAATAACTTGTGGTGTTTGATTATAGATAGCTACTAAATCTGATGAATAACCTAATGTGTTATAAGCCTCAATAGCAAAATCGTACTGTACACCATATAGAAGATTTAATATCTCAAAACTCGTAGAGTACTGCCCTACGTTACCAATGTTGATCCACACACTGGAATCACTGCGTTTATAACGAATCTTGTAACCACGTACAGTTGTATCCTGTGATAAATCCCATGTTAACAGTACTGTATTACCTGATGCCGTAGCCCCTAAGCGTTGAGCCTGTAGATTAGTTGGCGGTTGTACGTATGTTGGGTTAGGTAGATTAGTCAATCCATCCTGTGGGAATTGTCCCGGATCTTTCCCTTGATAGATACCATCATCATATGAAATCGCTGTTATCTGAATAATACCCGCTTTATCAACAGTCATTGGTACAGTACGTTGAATACATCTGTACTTGTTATTACTAAATCCAGCTTCTTTAAAATCAATTGTAAACACATCATATACTTTTAAATCTGTTACATAGGTATTGAAAGTAATCGTGTTCGTAATGTACTTAGATTTAAGTAATTCAATGTTACTAAGAATAGCAAGCTGATCTTTATCCTGTACCCAAAGATAGTTTAAATCCTTCTTGATAATATAACCATCTTTAGCAATGGATGCGTTACTAATAGCATCACTTGGATAACGGATAATATCTTGTGAATAGTCATTACCTGGGTTTGTATAAGTACTGTCCATTGTATTAAAATAATCAGACTTAGAACCTGTTGTGATATTCACACTACCAAGAATATTCGTTTCATCAAAATGTACACTTGGAATATCTGGAGTATCTACCGTTAGATAGTACATACCATTTGATTCATACAATACACCACCAAATGTTTGTAGAATATTTTCAATGTTTTCCTTAAATGATTTATCGTACTGAATATTACCATTTGAATAAAAATGATTATTAGCACAATAGTTAGCCATATTACGGAAACTTGTCATATCAATATCATTCGAATTCAAACCAAACCCAAATTCTGTATTAGTTATAAAGTCATATAATTGGCTTGGTGGATTACTTGAAGGTTTACGCACATTATCAGTTAAGTCATAGATCATACGTCCACGCATTTCTACCGATAGTGTATAGTTCTGATTCGTTAAAATCCCATCAATCAATGAATCGTTGGTTTTCTTGATTACGGTACAGATCTGTACAAGACCATCACCACGCATATTATCATTCCATTGACTGCCACCATATTGACGGGCAAGCGTCATAGAACCACCGTATGACGGTTTACCAAAACGTACTTCAATCTGTAGATATTTGCGGTACTTCTCTATCATCATTGACGTAGGTACTTGGCCTTCTGTGGTGATGTACGCACCATCCATGAGTACCGGAGCATTATCAAAATAGATCTGCTTGATTACACCTTGTGATTGTTCCCCTGGTACTTGCCCGATTTCACCAATACTGATAGCGTGAATCGTACATAACTGGTTTGATGTACCACTGTAAACATTCTGCCAAACCACAATAGAACCTAATTTGTTATAGGCTACTTCTGTTGCGTTACGGTTAGAACCACCGTATGAAATTGGGATACCAGTACTTGGCGATGTTGATCGGGCATTATTGCTTCCCGTACTTGGGTACGATACCCCCATTTGACCTACATTCATCATCTGTGATGAGCTGATGTAAGATAGTGCTGCTGTACCAATACCTATAGCTATTACTGCTGCTAAAGCTAAACCTGCTGCGTATGCCGCTGCTGCTGCTGATGCCCCTGCGATAATAGCTACGGCTACTGCTGCTATTGCCATAGTTATTCCCCTTTGAATCTATATATTTTGTCTTTCTCATTTGGGATATATTGAGATACGATATAATTTGTTTTATCCTCGGATAAAATAATGACTTTCCCACGCCAATAAACAGTACTGTGACCTGATGAAATTATAATATCCCCATCAAGTGGTTTTGTTACTAATTGGCCTTTGTCTTTACACAATAGAAGTAAGGTAGAATAGCTACAGTTATCTTTAGCATATTTTCTACCTGCTGTTGGTGATGTGTATTTTTGATAGATTTCATCACGGTAATTACTGCCAGTGATCATATCAATTACTGTTAGCACCATGATATGACAATCATTAGTACCGTACACTAATGGTTCACCAACTAAACCACTTAGGTACTCTGTTATAAATCCGTTTTTCATTATTTCTTACTACTCTTCCAGAATTGCTCTGAACTATTTAGTATGCCAATTAGGTCAAAGAACTTATCACCAGTGTGTAATGATTGGTGTACTGATGTACTGGATAACAGGCGTTGTGTTTGGTCTAATTTCTTCCACAATGAATTTAGATTTACTGTTGTTTCATTAGTGGTATTACCTGCTGTGTTGTTGAAGTCTGAACTAAAGTAATCAATGTAACCACTAAACATACGATAGGCATATAGGATTCCCCCTGTTGCTGGGTTAACAATACCCATCCAGATATTAACTTTGGCATCATTCCATAATCCACGTAATGCCATAGATAGATAATCCTGGCTTACGTTACTTACTTTCAATGAAGTACCGTTATTGTTAATTTGGTTCTTTTCTACATAGTTAGCAAAAGATGAATCAAGGAAATCAGGTACGGACTTATAATTAATACCATTATAGTTCTGATCGGCTATAGCATCAGTTAGATATATGTTACTTCCAGTTGCTGGAAGAATATCAATCAACTTAACCATAACCCCACATTGATAGAGTTCTTTTTCTGTTAGAACGGTTTTGTTATCGCCACGTGTAAGATTCCAGTACGCGATAAGATCCGCATTAGTTAGTACATTGCTTGGAATTGACATAAATTAACCTCTGATGTTTTCGGTTGCGTTTATTGTCACTTCCATAATGTTTGTACTTGGCATTTGGTATGCTGCGTTCTGTGGTGTAAGAATAAATGAACCTTGAATATTGTCATAATTCATTACTTCCCCAAGTTGGATGTTTTTGATTAATCCAGGGAAGATAGTAATCACGTTGCCACTGTTGGCTATGATTCGATATAGTTTCTTGTGTCCGGTAAACTGAACTACAGTACCAACCTCAAGAGTATTAGCATTAACGGCAATTGATGTTGCCCCCGCTGTCCTTGCTGCTGTTGCCTGTACTTGTGATGCCTGAGTACCGTTATAATCTGACCACCAACCAAGAGATATATCAAACGGTCTACCTTGACCATAAAGAGCATAGAAGTTAGCAAGTTCAGCACGGTTCATCTTGTTTAGAGTGACTTTAAAACTAAGTGTGAAGTACTGCGAACCTACAACACGTGTAATAGTTTCACCTGTCCACGTCTGGTTTTGATAGTGCGGTATATTGTCCGTTAACATGAACTCACTGATAAGAGCGTTATTTAACATATTATTATTCCTTTAAACGTTAGCCAACAACCCATGTGGGCTATATGATATTTATACGTTATTCTTCTGAGATTTACGTGTTGCCTGAACAATAGTATCGGCGTGTTTATCACACATCTTTTGAAAATCAGAATCAGAAATCTGACCATTACTATTAATAATTAACGGTGCGTCAATTTTAATATCACCAGTACCGCCACTATCTTGATTACTGAGATACTTAGTTAGATCCTGGTTCAATGATTTACCTACTACACGTTCACCCTTTTCAAGATTGTATGTACCAGTACTTGGTAGTGAATCCCAGCCATCATGGGCTTGACCCTGAATAGTTGTACCTTTGATAGTACTGACCAGTTGAGCACCCTGTGCGGCTACCTGTAGACCTGCTGCGATCCCCATAGGCCAACCAAGTTTGATAGCCTCGGATATGCCCTGCTGGATGTTGATTACTGCCTGAGCAATAGCAATACCTTTACTCACGGCAAAAGCTGCCTTAGCCGCTGCTGATGATTCACCGAACACGCCAGCCATGATAGTTCCTACATCACCCGCACCAGTAGCCCACATACCTAAAGTGTTTGATAGTGCGTCTGCGGTTAATCGCCCACGTTTGATATCGGCGTTGGCCTGAATCGCTGTTAGCTGATCCTGGTACTCCTGGAATCCAATTACTTTGGCATCGTATAGAGCTTCAGCCCCATCCTGGTTCTCTTGTTGTTCAGTGTTTACTTGCTGTACCTGTGTTGGATCTGGTGAGAAGTCCAACGGGTTCTTGTACCCTAATCCCTGACTTGCTGTGTCACCTGTCCACGTCTTACCCGCTGCTGCTGCTTTGGCCTTAGCCTCTGGTGTGGTATTCGGATCACTGGCAATTGCGGCAATATTTTGTGCTTGTTTTAAACGGTCTGTTTCAGCAAGCATTTCATCAACCATAGTTTTGTACTTAGTCGCACGGCTTTTATATTGCTGATCTAACATTGCTGTAATTTCAGTTTCATTCTTACCAGCTAATTTACCTGCTGTACTGATACGTTTTTCAATTTCATCTTGTTCATAGTTAAAACGAGTAATACGTATCTGTGCTTCGTTAGTACCGATCTGTGATAAGGTTTGTTCTAATAGTGCTTTTGCTCTTTTAGTTTGTTCATTAATCTTATCTTGTGCGGCTTGTGCTTTCTTGGCTGCTGCTTCATCTTTCTTTGCTTTATCTTCACGTGCTTTATCTTCATCGGCTGTTAGGCTTTTTACTAACTTCTCACGGTTAGCTTTATAACCTTCATCAAGTTTAGCTAAATCGGCATTCATTGCCGCTTCATCACCTTTGTAAGCACGTGCTAAAGACTCTTTAATCGTTGCTCGTAGTTGTTGGTGAGTAGCATCAAGAGTATCAATCTGTGCTTGTGTCTTTTGCTTCGCTGATAGATAAGGTTTCAACGCTGAATCAATAACACTCTTATCTAAACCCTTGTTATATTGCTCTTGTTGTTTGGCTAAAAGATTATGTGCGGCATCAAGATTTGCTAAAAGATTTTCAAAAGTCTTATTATTAGCTTCTTGTTGCTTCTGCTGTTCTTCTACCACCTGAGCACCATAGATAGACGAGTTTTTCTGAATCTGTTGTTGGTACTGTTGTTGGTATTCCTGTACTGCCTGTATACCCTGCTTACTCGTAGCTGCTGCGGCTGCTGCCACTGGCTTACTGTTGAGAATCTTAGTCATTAGATCAAGAATATCAGCAAGACTTTTAGCAACAGGGGCAAGTGTTGAATTTCGCCACGTATCCCATGCTCTTGATAGATTATTTGTTGCCGTTCTATATTCTTCAAATTGTCGTGATTGCTCTGCTGTTAACTGAATATTTTCATTAGCAAGGCTATTTTGGTACTCTTGTTCAGTACTGAATTCTCTATATATAGTCATGCGTTTAGTAGCATCGTTAGCTACGGTTTCCATCATCTGTACAATCTGAGCCTGACTAAAGCCCATTTGTTTAGCTTGATAGTAAATCTTAGCAATAATATCTTCACCGCTTTCTACTGCTTTCTGTAACTCAAACATATTCAATTTCAATGGTTGAATTACATCGGTTAGCATAGAACCAGCGTTATTAGTGATAGCATCGCCTAACTTGTCCTTAGCATCTTTCATCTGATCGGCTACTTGATCCATAGTTAAACCTACGCCAGCAAACATATTAGCCGCCTGTTGTATCTGTACTATGCCAGTTTGTGATAGTGATGCTGCCTGAAAGACTTCAAACGCCTTTTCTGATTGTTCTTGTACGTTGGCTAATGTGGCGGCAATGGCGATACCTGCGACCCCTACCGCACCAGCGAAACCAGACATAGCTTTAGCCGTGGTTGATAGTCCGGTATTGAAACCACCGAACACCCCGCCAGCACGATCCCCAAAATCACCTATATCATTTGCTGCGTTTTTTAATGATTTTTGTAGTCCAGATTCATCACCTGTGATTTCAAATATCATTGATTGTTTATTATTGTTTGCCATTTGGCTTTACTCCCATCCAATTAAGCATGTTTGCTTTTTGTTGATCTGCGATCTTCTTCTCCCTTTCTGCGTGTTGTTCAGCTAAGGTTTTATTTGAAATGATGTTCAATGAATCGAGTTCATAGATACTAAATTTCGGTATATCTTCTTTCTTGATATTGCCAGTACTTAACCATATTGCCTGTAATAGTTCTGTATGCCTGATTTGTTCAATTTGTGATGAATCAGGATCAACCGATTCTTTGAATATTAATAGGTAGAAGAAAAGCAAAACGGGCATAGTGTAGAGATCATCCACACTACACCCGCTGTTATACAATAAAGATAGTGATAGTCTGAGAATCGGATCGCGTCTTACTTTGCCTCTACATCCTCAACATTAAAGGATTTGGCAAACACTTTACCGATCTCGGCATTTAGTTTTAGTTGTACTGTTAAATCAACATTCTGTTCAACTTGTTCAGGTGAATCAAAAATCTGTTTACCACTTTCATCAACCACACAATAGAAGATCGCTTTATATGGATCTGAAACTTCTGCGTGTTGAGTAATTGAAGGTAGTTTGATGTATACGGTACATTCTGGTGTTAGTTCTACTGGTGTTAACTTCACACCAATAGCTGTCATAAGATTAGTAAAATCCATTTCTCTTTATCCTTGTTAGTTGGTTTGTAGTATTTAGTACTTAACGATATTAAGAACCAGTAACTTCACCAACCGCAATTGGAGCACCAGTAACAGAAACTACGAAATCACGAGTTACCACACCATCAAAATCACCGTTAACTACATCTGAACTTACATAACCGTTTACGATGCTGTAATAAGCCGCACCATCTTGATCATCAATGTTCTGGAAATAAGTTACTTTAACTTGAATTAGGGTTTGTGCTGCTGCGGCTGCCGCAAGCATTTCTTGACCTACAGCACCTGGTTTCCAGTTAACAGTTAGAGTTAGATCCGGTACTGAACGAGAACCAAGCAATTTCTTAGCGTATTGTTGACCGAAAGTGTTTACACTAACAACGTTACTTTCAGCACCTGCCGCTGATGGAAAAGCACCAACTTCTTCAACAACAGTAAAGGTAGTTGCCTGACCGCCACCAGTAGGAGCAGTTGCGATTTCCACTTTGACATTATTGCCTACAAAAATAGAATTAAAAGCCATGTTTAATATTCCTTTATATATTTGGGGCATCATTCCTTGATACCCCCTCTGTTTATTTATATATGTTGGTTGTAGTACTTCATGTAAAGTGCTAAACCTCTTAGTAGTTCACCTGTATAGAATCCAAAGAACATTGAATTGTTCTGTGATGTTGTAGGTGTTCCACTTCTGATAGCTGATGACCAGCCACCATTCATTACGTGATTAGCTGAAACTACGTTATAGTTCTGTTGAATTTCCGCGAATAGTAAATCAAGTAATTCGTGATCTGGATAACCTGCTATTGCCATCATTGAAGCACCAGCAAGCCATAAACCAGACATATGACCCGTAAAGCCATCATAGATAACTTCACCATCATCTTTAAATCGTGTTGGTGCGTGACCATCATTATTTTTCATGAACCACTTCAAGTAATTCATCCAGTTTTGACAGTACGTAATAATGTTCTGCGGAATCGCATAATCACCACGTTGATATAGTTCATGGACTACATCACAACCACCAAAGAACGCACGAGGTTCATAACCTGACCATGCTTCTTCGTACCAGTGCTGCATAATGAATTGATCCGGTTGTCCATCAGGTGAATATGCTAATGCGTCCTGACGGTTCCATACATAAGCCTGAGCACATGGACCAGGTAAAGTAGGATGGAATTTATTAGTAAACCAATCTTGAGCATCACATAAGAACTTAATACTATTATTTAGTCTGGTTTGATCAATTGTAGTACCTTTGAAACACCATATAGCGGGTAGTTGATAACCTGGATATGGTAGACCACGCCAACCGGAATACAGTTGAGCATATGGATCTGTGATGTTACTAAATGGTATTAGTCCGGGTGTATATGACAAACTATCAAGCATGTAATTACGAATTACACAATCACCTAAACGTGCTGTATATCCACTACTGGTACTATCGTTGAAAGTTAGAGAAACCAGTACTGAATAATCACCTGTACCACCATCAATATAAAGTGCTGGCAAATCGTTAACACAATACCAATCAATACGCCCTGAGACACCATCAACCGGATCGGTATCAAGTAATAGTGTAAACTCTTCACGTCCTGTTAATGTTGGTTGTCCTGGCTGTTCATCCCCTTCTTCATGATCCGGTTGATATGAACTCAACTTGAAATCCAGTACATTAAACGTTTGTGTTACCCATGCCCCGTTACTTGCTGGTAGCATAGCCCACCAACGCCAACCAAGATCATCAACAATACGGATATTAAAATCATCAGCATATGTTCTGTATGTGAAGCTGTTTAAGTCCTGTGTTTCATCATCAAAGATCCAGAAACCAACTGTAGAACTACCGTCAGAATCCATAGTAGTAGAAATCACGTTGTCATAGTACGTTCCAGCGATACCGGAAACATATTGAAGTGAAGTTACTGTATTATCCCCATAGTCAGATAACATACGCATATCTGCGGTTAAGTACTGTCCACCATCAGGTTTAGCAATTCTGGTAAAGTGGTTCATTGGGATATCCATAGATATAATACTATTATCAGTATTAGTAACAGGTAAACCACAACGGTATTTTATAGCACCATCTTCAGTTTTAGTTTTATTAACTGTCATTGCTACAGCAAGGCTTAACGGCTTACCAGTTGTATCAACACCACTATATTCAACATGGAATGATGAACTATTATTAAACTTGAACCATATAGATTGTTGTTCAAGTGTTGTTTGTGCTGAGGCACTTTGATTAATGACAATATAGCCATCTGAATCACGTGAATATGATGCTACTTGATCACTTGGATAGAAATAATCGTATGAGATACCATCTGTAAAAGGCGTTAAAGCAATAGCACTCTTACGAAAGAACATATCAAATTTATCAATATCAGAATAACCAGTACAAGTAATTAGTGAATTCTGCCATGCTAAGTAATAGATACGTTCGCCTGTAATATCCCATAGTAATTTACATGCCTGACAGAACCACAATTCAGCATCTGATGCGTTATCAGAGAAATCAAGCGTACCATAGTTATCAATAGGTACGTTTACTGGCCTGTTGTGCCAACGCTCATTACGTCCCATGAGATAACCGCCCTCTGATACAGGATTCTTTGTGGCGTAGTTGAATCGGTAATTGCCGTTTATAGACGTGTCTTTGAGCTGGACTGTACCGATCTGACTTGTTAGCCCTTCTGCCAGTACATCACCATTGCTATCTACCTTTCGGCCTGTACGGTCAACAATCCAATCAACATCATAAGTAGGGGCTTTAGTATCCCAATCAATGCTATCTTCACTGGCTAACCATGCGTAGGCAGTTGCGTTAACCTGGTTCCAACCAAGACCCGCCCTTTCTGGAAAGGCAAACCATACAGCATCGAGGTATTCACCGTAGTTAGGTGAACCATGAGGTATCTGTGTTTGTCCGTTCGTCCATGTGAACAAGACGCCCTTGAACCCGCCATGAGTTGGATACTCTGGATCTAATGGGTAATGTGCCAGTACTGGAGCCTTGCCATTACAGATCCAGTTACAGCGTAATGAACCATCAGGTGGATCGGGAAACGCTACCCCACGAAAGAACGCCAAATGATAGGCGTTGAAAAAGTCTTTAGCACGTTGTAGATAGTACGGTTCTTTGGTTGCCTGATACGCATAGATAGCACCAAGAATTGCTAAGGATTGTCCTTCTGTGGTTGCGTCACCGTCCGGTTGTGCCTCCCAGCCTGTTTCCGCTATAAAGTGCCTGTTGTTTGCTAAAACGTTTTGTGGGTTTAGTACAAAATGATCTGTTTTATTGTCATTAACTAAACCCGTATTACGTTCTAAAAATTTCCAATGCCCTTCAATCATCTGTTGGGCATTGCTGATATTTTGTTTTCTTATCATTCTTGTAGATCCGCCATTAGTAAGGAGCCGTACCAGGTACTCCCCCCATCGACAGTTAAGAATTGAATCACATCAATTGAGTTCTGAGTAAAGGTTAATACTGGTTCACGACCATAAGACCAAATAACATTAGAAGGCCATGAAATTTTATTTGCCCCTGTTCCCTGTGTTAAACACATAGTAATAGTTTGGCTATTTAAGTTGCTTCCACTGGCATTGATTACACTTAGTTGTGTTACTGCTGCGGTTAGTGTTGCTTTGAAAACACGCTTACCATCAGACATATCAAGTTCTAAAGTATCTTCTACGTTATTTATTGTTAGAAGGTCTTGAGTGATAGTAACTTTGGTATCAATGTTCGCTTGTAGTGCGGCATCTTTAGCATCAATTTGTGCTTTTGAATACGTTCCAACATCGTTATAGTTCAAGGTTACGTTACTGTTAAGAGCATAACCGTTAATTGTAGTGATACGTAACGCAAACAATCCGTTACTTTCGGTACGGGAATATACATCACTAATATCTGCTGCCAGCAATTGAATGTTAGTACCAGATAATGGCTTGTTATTGATTAAGAACGTCTTAGGCACATAAGTACTATTACTAAATGCCAATGATGCCATATCAGTTAGTTGTGTTGCCGTTAATGTGATATTAGAACTTAATGGTAATCCGTTAACAGTAACCGTTTTAGCAACAAAGGTATTATTAACCTGAGTCTGTGAATATACATCAAGAATATCTGCGGCTACTAAGTTCAACGCCGTTCCTGATAGTGCGTGTCCGTTTAACTGGAATACTTTCGGAACTACGTTTGAATCAATGTAGGTCTTAGAGTAAACATCACTAATATCTGCTGCCACTAAAGTGATGTTAGCTGTAAGTGCTTTACCATTGACAGTACGTGTGATTGGTACGTAGTTACTGAGATCTGTAGCGGCTGCCGCACCAAGTTCTGTTAACGTTGGTTTATCGGCACTGGTATAGACCTTGTACCATGCCCCGTTACTTGCTGTTGAGAAGTTACGAATGTTCAGTACTGGCGTACCAGTTTTGTTCATTACTAATTGAGTACCGTTAGAACCATCAAGATTTGTGATACCCAACATATCAACACCCGTTGGTGCGTTGGTTGCTGCGATCTTAACGAATGAGTTACCATCACGGCCTTGATAGCTTGGGAACTCGTTACCGTTCGAACCAACACCCCAATCACCACGATAAAGTTCAACTACAGATTCATCAAGAATACCTGCTGATACCTGGTTTTCTGGTGTGAAGACGTATGAGCGGGTAACAACCTGATCCATATCTGACGTATCTGATACGCTGGATAAGTACCCGTTATAAAGCACATAGTTTACGGTTGTATCGTTTGAACCTTCATCAAGCATTTCTACTTTGACTTGTACTAACTGCTGAGAATCAACAGCAGAATCAAGTACAGCGTTTTCACCTGGAACGTAGCTAACTTGAATAGTCATATCACCATATGAACTATCGCCCGCTACTTTAGAGGTGTAAGTACTATTATATGTTTCTACAGTTGAAACAGAAGTTGATTCACTAAAACTTGGAAACGCTGAAAGGTTTTCAACTTGAACAAAAGTACGGGCATTTGGATCAACGTTGGTTGTATCGGTATTAATCCATACAGTAGTTAGATTCCCTAAAAATGTTTGAGCCATAATTATTCCCCATAGCTAAAAGATAGTGTTTGCGTGTGAACATATGCGGTTTCCGTGGCTTCGGCTTGTGAAGTCATTAGACTATCTTCAATTCGGATATTGAATAATGGCATTGGAAGTTGCTGGTTTAGTTCATCAAAGAAACCAGATGTATAAAGTGCTTCAAGAATCTTTTCTATTTCATCCGAAGCACCTTTATATGATTGTCCGACAGCTACAAACTCAACTCGAAATTCACATAAATTTCTAATAGTTGATGGTACGATTTGATTGTTTACAATTTGATTTGCTTTGGCTATCTGTGTACGTTGTACTGAAGAATCACCAATATAAACCATTGTAGTATCATCTACTGTTGCTTTTGATGGATATTGTAGATTAACAATTACTGCTAATTTATTAATCAAATACTTTCTTATTGTATAGTCTGCCGTGAACATATTATATTTCCTCTTCTAAATCGATCTTGCGAATATAGTGATAGTTAGAGATACCGCTTGTATCATCATCTATTCTATTTACTAGGTATTCGGTGTTATCAATTGTGAAGGTACTATTTAGTTTAATTCCTGACTTGGCACTAAAATATGTTACGGTAGTTTGACTATCATCGAAAAAAAGCTCGTCTTGTTCAAAAATTGCGGTAATCGTTATTGATACACCATCTTGAACAATGACGAGCTTTTCACCAAAAGCATTTAATAGATACTCTATTTGAGAGTTACTAAGAAATGCTTTCATTTGTCATACCTGTATTAAGCTAGGTTTAATACTAGGAATGCTTCATCGTGTGCTAGAGCATGAGATTGGAAGCTGAAAGTACGTAGAACAATACCCATAGAGTTACGTTGAGTTGTATCATCGCGATCCATAGTTACTGAACCCCATTGAGCCATGATGATATTTGACCAATCGCCAAACACAATAGCACCAGCGGCAACTTGAGTAGATTCAATAATACGTACTGAATCAGCTAGAATACCGTCACCCATATAGCCTTGTAGCAAGTACTTAGCAGCGGTGTTAGAACCATCTAGAGTAGTACGCAATACAGCAGCGGTAGTAGGATGTACAATAGCAACTACATTCTCAACACGGACATTAGCAGCAGCTAGAGTAGCTAGAGCACTAATAACATCGGTTTTGGTTAGAGCAGCAGTTAGGGTTACTTCTGGAGCCTTAGCAACAACATCAGCAAGAATTAGACGTTCTAGTTTTAGAGCAGCACCCTTAACCATCGCATCTTGAATATACTGTTCAGCAGTACTAGCAGATTTGATTAGAGTACGAGTTAGTTCAACAGAACCGGTAAAGATTTCTGGCTTTAGAGTGATCTTCTCAAAAGCGGCGTTATAAGATGGTGATGGAGCACCTTCAGTAACATAACCGAAGTTATCAGTGAAATCAGCAGATAGTTTAGGTAGAACTAGATTACCTTCACCTTCTAGATTTGCGAATACTTGTACAGGTAGAGTAGCAAATACTGACTGAGCACGTAGCACATCAATATAAGAATCTGCGTATACTTCTTTAACTAGAGCAGCACCACCAACAGTAGTAGAAGTACGTACGAAATCACCCGCAGGGATTTCAGTTTTACCAGCAAAATTACCTTAACTTAGTGAACGAATTAGGCCATTTAATACGGATTTTTCCATTTTGATTTCCTTATCATGATTAGGATTTGTTTTTGTATTTAGTGTGCGTTTGAAGTCCTCAACTGAAATTCCATTTTCAATTGCTTCAGACACATCAATATTTAGAACTACGCCGATTGATTCCAATTCACGTTTACGTTCCACTTCTTCTGTAGAATCTTCTACTTTAGAATCATCAGTACTTTCTTGTACTTCTTCGCGTTGTTCTTCAACGTCGCTTTTATTTATCATTTGTTCAAGCAAGTCTGGACGATTAGCCATTAGTGCTAATAGTTCTTCATCGCTCATACGTACTTCTTCTTCAGATTCTTCTACTTCTTCTTGTTCAGTAATTTCTTCTTCAGATTCAACTTCAGTACTAACTACTTCTGATTCATCTTTGATTTCAGGTTCAGTACTTTCAATTTCGTTTTCATCTTCCATGATCATATCCTTCTGGTTGTCATCATTGTTATTTATCAATGAGCGACCAACTCCGGCGGATACATCGGCTGGCACTGTTACTAGTGATATTTCATATGGGGTAAAATGAGTTACATAGATAATGTTTCCTTCAATACGGTAATCATTAACTGTGTAACCAAAACTAATATGTGTTAATACACCTTCATTGATTTGTTCCCATTCTTTTTCCGAAGCATTGGAAATCTGTAATACAGCACGGCCTACCTTGTCTGAATCAATACGTGCCGCTAGTACTTTGCCAATCAAATGATCTCGGTCATGATTGAAAAGTACTGCCCCTGAATTGTTCAAACGCGATAGGTCTACATTTTCTGGATTACATAGAAGTACTTCGTTATATAACTTCCCTTCTATTTCACGTGCTACAGGAGTTTCAGAACAAAAAGCAACTTCAACGGTACGATTATCAGAATTAATCGCCGTTGGTAGGGTTAATTCCCTCGTCTGGTTTTTGATTTTCATCTAGAACTTCCTTGTTCATATTTTTCTCATTCTCTATTTCTTGAAGTACAACACGTGGATCACCGCCCATTTCACTAATTACCTGTGTACGGGATTTCAAACCAGCATCAATAGCAGCTACTTCACATTGAATATCCTTCAATGGATCAAGTGAAATAGGTTTAGTAGGGATATAACGAGCACATACAAGATCATCGAAATCAGAAAAACTTAATTTCAACTTACTATTATTTAGCATTTCATTCTTTAACCAAGCTGTATAAATTGGCTTGAGTACTTTATTTATGAGTACATTAGTTCGGGTACTGAAAGTTGTAGCTTGTAGGCGTTCGGCAAGTTTCGCAGCACTAAATGACGCATCAGCAGTACTTCCCATCAGGGATTGCTTAGTGACATTTAAGCCCATTGAAATATTATCAAATAGTACATCTGTGAATTCTGCTATACCGTCAACACCATTACGAGGATCAACTGATTTAACATCTTGATTAGCATTTAATTCAAAGATAGCACCTGGTTCTAAGTACTCGTTATAAATCGCAGTATCTTGTTCACCTTCAGATAGTGCTAATTCATTGTTACTTCCATTATTGGTAATGAATGTGGTTACACTGGCTGAGATACGCTTCGCCAAAAGTGCCGCTTCCTGGAAGTTCTTTAGGTCTGCTAAAACTTTAGTACTGGCAATTAGATCCGGTATACCGCGTTCCTGTGTGGCATCATCCATAACAAAGTAATGTAGGATTTCACTTGCTGGTACAACTTCATAACTAGTAGCATCATATGTATATGTTACTGGATTATATTTAGCGAAATAGTAGTTTACAGGTTGACGGTACTTGTTATATTCAATCCCATTACTGATATATCCATCTGCCAGTACTGCGTTATTCAACTGAGTCAATCTAGCAGAATCAATAATTTCAATCTTGATAGAACGGTTGAAATTATGAATACGTACAAACGCTTCACCATCACGGCAACGATGTTTTTCTAGTACTTGTGCGAATAGATCAAAAGTCATTGAGCCATCATTAGAGAATTTACTAGCATCATAAGCCCAACGATCAAATAGTTTTTCTAGTTGTTGGTTAATGGTATGTTTGGTTTCTTCATCAACATCAATATCTACTGATGGCTTTACATAGATACCATTACTGCCTACTACACCATCTACAGAAAGCATCATGTATTTACGTGCGATTGGGTTTACTAGTGTTGCGTCACGTGATTGATTACGCCATTCTGATAAATGCCATTTAATGATGTTATTAATACTTACTGAGTTAGTACCGACACCAAAGCCGAAAGCATTCACACCATTACTAGTTGTACGAATCTGGTTTAAATCACGTTGTAATGTTTTACCAACATGTTCACGGACTTCATTAGTTTTCTGTACTGGTTTTGGTTGTTCAGGTTGTTTTTTCTTAAACCACATTAGCGAGTACCCCAACGATCTGGATAGTTAGGATCTCGGAATACAGTCATACTCTTAAATGGTTTACTAGAACCAGATGTAGGTTGACCATTCATTTTAGCCCATAGAGAATTAGCACGTTCAATATAACGAGCACGGATTGCTTCTAAGTTTACTAATGACTCACTAACTAGAGTTTTATTATTAATTGTAATGCTGTAGTTAGCACCACCTTGTATTTTTGCTTCAATTACCGCTTCGATCTCTTCAATCATCTTACGAATACGTGCGTATTCTTCAGTATGTTTTGTTGGATCGATTACTTCACATTGGGAAGTACTGGCAATACCATTAGTAATAGTTGTACAGAATAGCTTTTCTGAAGCAACGTTAGTTTCAAAGGTAATAGTAAATGGTTGTTCACTATCACTATTACTATTATCTAATGTAATTGAATTACCAGTACTGACATATGAAATAACGAAAAGTGTTTTAGCAGGAATTGTTACAAGATAATCATATGGGTTTGAAACCATATAAATCTTTTCTGGTAAAATTGCCATTGGATATCCTTATCATTTTACGTTTTTCCAAACCAGTTTGAACCCACACCAGTACGCCTAGAACGTCTGGTACTTTGGGTAGGTTGTGATTCTTCTGGTTTATTTATCTTTTGTGGTAATGATTTGGCTTTATGTTCGCGTAGTTTTCTAAACGGTTGCGTACCTAATTGTGATTGGGAATATACGATTGCGATCATTCCATAGACCAGACAATCTAGAGCCTCGTTTCTCTTCTGCCCTTTCTTTAGTCGCCATACTAATTTACCACCAGCAGGTTTTAACTCTTCGGCTGATAGTTGTTCAAAGTAATCTGATGGTAGAGTACTGGAAAAGCGTAATTGAATTGGTGCGTTCTCTGCTTCAGTACTGAGCATCAAGTTTAAAAGTTTACGAATAGTATTCTTTTGCTCATGAACATTTAGGATCTGTAGTTTATATCCGGCCTGTGTACTCTGTTTGAATAGGTCACTTGTAGTACTGCTAGAACCCTTAATAGGATGATACTTTGCCCAACGTGCGGTAAACTTCTTAACTGTATCGGTAGCGTTACCGTTCGAACTATCCACGAATACGGCAAGTGTAGGTACTATGCGACCGTCAATACTTCGGAAATCTTGACGACAAAACTGATCTAAGTCCTTCCATGCTTGAGATTCAATCTTGGTACAGTCATGTCCATAGAAGAATTCATGACCAAGTACATAAATGTTCTTTTCATCAAAGCCTAATATTGTAGCCTCACACCTATCCAATTGTTGATCGACGCTTATACAAATTCCGAGTGTTGATTCAGGTATTCTATGTAGATTAAATTCATCGTCACGTAGCGATTCCAATCGAAGTATATCTAGTTCTTTCGCATATTCATCTTCATAGGGTAATCCCAATTCATTATTATAAAATGTTTGAAGATTGAAATTATAAAGAGCATCGGCAAACTTACTTACCATTTCGGAAATAGTATTTAATGGAGAATACATACGTGATATTTGATAGCCAACTACACCCGGATCACCATCAGTACTAGTAGCTATCCATCGCCCGTTATCGATCATTTGGTGGCGTGTATGCTCGTCTATCTCTTCCTGACAATGGGGACAAATTAAACGGGTAGTTGTACTGTCTGGTATTGCTCTACCATTCTCAAGTTGTTTGAATTCAAATGCTACTTGTTCCCATTCAAAAGTATATTCATGACCACAAGTGTGAGTAACAAACCAACGGCGTTTATCAGAGAGATTATATTCACTGTTAATTAGATCATCTTTATATAGTGGAGTACTGGAAATAACTACTAGAGCATCATCACCGAAAGTACTAGTACGTGCTTCTGCTAGTTTTATTGGTGAACCTTCTTCTGTAATAGAAACATTACTCACCTCATCCAATAGAACTACACGACAAGTAATACCGCGTAGGTTTCCTGGTGTATTGAGGTTTAGCCAGTACACAAAAGTACCGTTTATCATTTGTGTTTGCTTCGCGTTGTTCGCGGCGTTCTTATCATTCTTGTCTGTAACTAATGGGCTTAGTACTTCACTGGTTTCAATAGCTGGTAGAAATTTACCATCCTTGAATTTCTTCACTTCAGATTCAGAAGAACTACCAAAAGCAAAATTACATGGATCATTTGCCATTAGGTTAAATGCTATTGATTGTAAAACAGTGGTTTTTAAAAGCTGACTACATGACTGAAGAATGATCTTTTTAGTACTTCTATGTTGTGCTATATCCATTGGTTCGCGTTGAAAGGAAAACGGAACCCAATCAAGCCCCATATTCGGCCCGTCAACAAACTTAACTACACCATTACTGATCCATTGGCTTGTTTTCTGTATCTTCGGTGGCTGTATCGTCGGCAGTACTTTCATCAGTACTTGCGTTAATTTCTTCTTGTTCGTTTCCATCTTCTAATATTTCTTCATCCGTGGGTAGTTCAAATTCCATGCTTCCTAGCTGGAATAAAGTACTATCAATATGTAGTTTTAATATATCTCGTAAATCTTTTGCGTCTGTTTGTGCGAATAACTCTAAGTATGTTTTACTTGGGATTGCCCTCATTGCGGTTTTAACTTGAAATAGATATTCAGTTAGTATTTGTTCAAGATATTCAGTACTAACTACCGTTCCATGTTTCACCTGTAATTCAAGTTCAGATAATGCCGCTTCTGCTTTTAGTTTACGTAGGCGTTCTTGATCTATTTGTTCACGTGTATCGGTATTACGTAATGGTAGAATTACATTCTGTACTATCCATGCTCGTGTATCAGCTTCTTCAGTACCTTCACCAATTGGCATACCCTGTGCTTTCCATTCACGTACTGTGCTTTCGTTGTACCCGTACTGTTTCGCAAGCTGATTCATGCTAATGTTCTTATTCATTTGTATAACGTTTCGCCTCTTTATTATTTTTTCACATATATTTAAAACAAAGTGCGTCGAAATCTACGCGATGTTTTAAAGCCCAAAGAGAACCTAAATGAAAAAGGTTCCCATTTTAACGAGTTATTTTTCTTCTCTGAATTGATTGATCAATAGAGCAATTCGATAGTTATCTATAGGTCTACCATTCAATGATTCATCTTGTATTAGTTCCTGAGTCAAGCACTGTAGATAGTCGAGGTGTACACGCTCTGAGCCTTTGTAATTGTCTATTGTGTTCCAGTCATAAACCCATCTACCGATTGTGTAGCTGTGTTGGTGATTCACTCTGATGTATTTATAGCTGAGTACTAAACGGTGTTGGTTGATGAATAGCTTGTATGATTCATCAAACGTGATATGAGCGTTGATTAGCTTATCTGAACGGGAATACTCATAGCCTGTATAAGTACCGTCTATGATGCTTGTAGAGCCTTTAGGGAAGTGTAATGTGATGTTCATAGGTATACCCCATAGTTGTTGTCTATAGGGTATTTACTATGTTGTTAGAGAAGGTTGTGTATCTTGTCAAACGGTACTGAACGGTATATGTAACCTTGTACCGCTGTTACGCCAGCATCGCGTAGTACTGGTAGCTCTTGCCGCTGCTCTACTCCCTCTACGATTACATAGGGGCAATACTTCATGATGTTCTTCATCAGTACGTTGAATGTTGGTTTCTGTACTTCCTCGCGATAGAACCCCCTATCGATTTTGACCGCCTCATAGCATCCAGTAGTTAACGCCGCAACGTTAGCCCGACCGGAACCAAGGTCATCAAGAAACAATCGATAGCCTACGTTTAACAGGGTGCTAAGTACCGGGTGTTCAATACCCAATTCCAGCCCTTCAAAGTCCTCTGAGATTTCTAACCTTACGAATTCCAGCTTATCCAATAAATTTGTTACATCAGTATCAAACACACATAGCCGTGCCTGTACGGCATCAACGTTAACGGTACAGAAAAGCCGGTGATCCCTGAACCATGAAGCCCGTAATTCGATGGCCTGTAGTTGTCGCTTAAGTAGTTCCCTCTTCCTTTCAACATCCATAGCCATGATGAAGTACTTACTGTTCAGTACAGGCAAGTCCTGGCGATGGAAACGGGTTAACAATTCACAACCAACCAGTTGGCCTGAAGTTGTCATGATCGGCTCTGCTATAAAGCTAGTTATTATCATCAAATTGATCTCTTTAATCGATCGATTCTCTATTATTGATCGTTATAATCTATTAGTATAGAAACTATTCGCCTAAAGAAAATCATTTAACCTATTGAATATGATCGTTTTTATTGGATTTTTAGCGTTTCGTCTTGTGCTTCAGCATTTCACTGTATAAATTTACAGTAGTCAACAGTTAGTGGAGGGCTAAGAAATGGGCAATAAGAACGGTTACGATCCATCCATACGTAGAGGTGTTCATCAGTTCTCACACGCTGGGGTTTGGTTCACGGTCTGTTATCGGGGAAGTGTTCTTGAGCAATTCGAGTTTGGTGATCGGGTGATATTTGAAGGTTCTGTAGGTGGGGTGTTCTGGCTGGGAACGGTTGAAAGGGATTGTTTTGTACTGATTAGCGAGACACCATTTAACAAGGTGTTGGATGCTCTAATCTATCTACATGCTGAACAACGTGTATATGAACAACATGATGATGATTGGTTCTGTGGACAAGAAGAATTACCGTTCTAGATTCACGCCACACCTACCCACAACAAACCAAACCCCTTTGTAGATGTGGCGTGATTGGGAAGTGTACTCGAATATGTTTTAGATGGTAAAGTACTGGAATTAAATCTATTCAATAGGTAACGCCAATCATGGATTACAAAAAAGTAAACCTTACGCTTCTCATATTAGTATTAGTGCTCAGCTTCTTTTTGATTTGTATTATATTAAAAGCATTATTCTTTGGTAATGACAAATTTGAATGGGGATCTTTTACTGACTGGATAAGTTCTCTCTCAACTTTTCTAACTCTGGTCGTTGCGTGGAAAGCATATAAGGCTGCCCCACAGTGGATTAAAGAAAAGCAAAAAGAAGAGGGGTTTAATCATGTTAAAACACTCATGTCTGAATATGATCAAATAGTATCGACAATAAAAGAGTTATATTATGATATATTATCTATAAAAAAATCGGATCAAAAATTCAATGTCGTTGTTGAAAGAATCAATAAAGAAATGTATCGCACACTTGACTTAAATTATAAGTTAGAGTCATGTTCGCGTTGGGATATTACATATCCACAAGAAGTTCAGACAGCAATATCTCGACTAACAAAATATTACAATCATGCCTTAATGATTATAACGTTCAAGGGTATTGTAACTGCTGAAGAACCAGGTTCGATCAACGATGAACTTTCTGAATTAAAAAGATTAATAGAAATTGATGTTCAATATTTCAACAAGCCATTACATGAAATTTTTAAGTTTCAACAATTGTAATTAAATTACTGTAGTTGATGGTTTGTTAGTCATCATTTCAGGTTACATACTAGCTATCTGAGCCATATACGTTTATGGCTCAGAGGTTTTCACAATAAATCAAATGTTAGTCTGCTGTATTTAATAGTTAAGTTGTTTTATCTCAGTTGGTACGATTGGATACTGGTACTCAGGAATAACCAATCTACAAAACATATCAAATTTGGTAAGATGTTCCTTAACCTGATCGATAGGAACCCCAACATGACGTAATGAATTGATAATAATATCATTTTCAAAGTCGGGTCTTCCATAATACGCACATTTATTATCAATGATTTGATTATAGAACTGTAGTACATCATTATAAGTTTGAATTTCAGTATCAGTTTTATAATCAAATGATTTTATTGACATGTTTCCATCAATGCTTTCAATGCTGACTCGTAAACTATCGAAATATAAAAAAGCACTACGGAATTCACTCTGAGGCATTTCTATATTTTGGTCTGAGATATAAATGAAACTCTCCGCTCTCAGCTCAAGTAGATTAGAAAAAAGATCACCCTTATCTATTGTTACTAAACCATCAGTACGTGTATAGACGCCATCCTCAAAATGATAATAGTAATATTTTTCATTATCAACTAACTTATAAAAACCAGTAATATCATCTTTCATGCGAAAGATTACACCATCCACTAATTCTATAGCAGAATAGTCACATTTTTTATAATTCATTTTCTTCCTTAACTAGGGTACGTAGAACATAATATAGTCTATATATGAAATGTCGGGATACGTTTGAGGATTAGTTAGTAAAACTTCATGTGAACTAAGGATAGTCCGGGCTAACTGAGTAAACGAATCATCGCGGCTATCACTCAGGCGATATATCTCATATATACCATTATCAAGGGAAAGAATTTTATAGCACATAACGATTCTAGATATTAATTTGTCAGCCTTATATAGTCATAGCGAAGTGCCAGACTTTCAATATCAATTAATTTACAAGAGTTAAACAAGTAACCTTGTACACCCCATACCTCTAAACGTCTAGCTAGTTCAAGTTGTTCATCTGTCTCTACGCCCTCAAAGACAATTTTGTCACATTTCTTTTTATAGAGTACAAGACCTTTAAAGGGCTGTTCTTTCTTGGCTTCCCGCCAGAAGTAATCACGGTCAATCTTGATTAGTTCATAGTGATTCGTATCGACCATGCTTATATCACAGTACCCTGCCCCCATGTCATCCAGCCATACCTTTCCAAATCTAAAGCATAGTGTTTCTATTAGCTTAGTACGGGTGTGAACTTCACATGTGGCTAGACTCTCAGAAATTTCAAGCCGCACATAATTCATACCCTTTAATAGGCAATCTTCTTCAGGTGTGCGATTGATACATTCAATCATATCCCTGTTAACATTAAGACTACACAACAGATTGTTCTTTGTGAAGAAATCACTTTTTTCTTTGATAGCAGTGACTTGCTCTCTGAGTAACAAACATCTTTCTTCATTGCTCATGCTCTGAATGACAGTATCCGGCGGGTAAAACTTACCATACTGATCTTGGAAGCGAGTTAATATTTCAACCCCTCTTAACCTCATTGAAACTGGGTCTACTAATGGCTCCACTATGAAAAAATGTTTCATATCAATCACTTTCCCGTCTTGAAGTATTGTAAGTAATCTAAATGAGAATAAGTTAATAAATTTTATTAGTTAGCGAGCTATACCTATAAACATACCTGTTATCTACATGTTTTCAAGGTTTCGAATGTAAATTGTGTACTTGTCTCTAATATCCGGTTTTCAGAGGGTTTAATATTTTGTTTCAATCATTTACGTAAGTATCATCTTTCCTAATGATTTCTTAATGTTAATCGGTGCTAATAAAGTCACAAATAGACCATAAAGGTTATATGGGATTATCTGGTGATTCTACCTTTAGATGATCAGATAAGATATTAATTACTCGGATTATTGTACCTAACTCTTAGTTAACTAATGATTGTTGGAAGTATACTGCCTCATCATCTGATAAGTCCTTAGTTCTGGTAGTACTTTACCAGTTATTGATTAATTAATCGTAAGGGCTTAAACAGCCCGATAGCCCGACAAGGGCAAAGCCCGCGTAGTTACTCCAAAAGACGGCAGACCCAAAACATTATTGGTTTTCACTTCCTTCAGTAGTCGATAGAAAAAACAAAAGGCGTGGCGTTCTTCGAGTGACTAGCGAGAAAAACGCAGGTTTACGATCTTATCTTTTTGGTTTTACAGAGACTAACGAGCAAAGCGAGTTAGGCTCTATGAGACTTAATAGACAAGTAAGGCATTTACTTTAAAGTGTATATTATATTAAGTTACGGGAATCAATATATAGTATGTAACCCGTTGATTTTACTACTATATATTGTGGCATCAACCGTATTTTACTCATAATAACCGTATTTTCGACGTATACAATACGGTTATAGTTACGGTTATTATTCCCATATGAATCAATTACTTATTCATTGCTACTAGTCGTTCAATTAAGGTAATAAGATCCGCACCTTCATCTTTTAGCAGTTCAACTAGTGCTACATGTTCTTCAGTTACGGTTTTCTTTGGTTTGTATTGCTCCATTCTATTAAGGGATTTCCCTTCCTTTACTAGTACTTCAAACGCCTGTGATACCAGGGTTGCTATGCGTTTGTATTTTTCACGCGATGATTTACTATCTGGATATTTTTGATTTTTATTCTGTCTGAATAATTTTAGATGTTCAAATACCATCACTTCACTGAATTCAGGAGCATTCTTTACTATCGCAAATACATCTTCTTCCGGTACACGGTGTTTACCTAGAAAAGTACTTTCCTGGATTATTCCACGCATTACTTCTTTTGCTTCACTAGATAGTGAATTAAAGCAAATGAAACGTAGTTCATTCTGGATCATTTGATTATTGTGTATTGTTTCTTTTCTTGCCATTATAATTACCCCTTAATATGGGGCTGTCACTCCTACATGATAGCCCCTAAGTTATTATGCTTGTTTGATAATTCTTGTGTAACTATGTCGTGTAGTATTACGGTTCCATAGTTGATTGAAGTGGGATGTAATCCCAATGTATGAGTACTTTCCAGTATTCCACGCATCAATGATTTGTACTTTCTCTTCTTCGGTGAATCTATTCCAGCTACGTTTATTTTTCGCTTTTGCCATATTCTCTTTTTGTGTAATCCATTGTAGGTTATCCACGTGATTGTTTAGGGGATTACCATCAATATGATCAACAACTAATTTCAATGATTCATCACGTTCAATAAAAGTTTCTGCGATTAGTCGATGTACTTCTACAGTTCTACTATCACCACCTTTGACAGATAGTGATACTTTGTAGTACCCATTAGATTTTGAAGGGGTTAGCTTTAGTAGTGTTTCTGTCTTAGTATTGAATACTTCACCTTCATTACTTACTACATAATATTCATATTTTGTTTCTTTCCAAATTTTCATATATAACTTCCATATTACCCGCGTTACTTCCTGTAATCGCGTTTCTACTTATTGTGTGGTTAGTAGACAACCAATTAATTACTTACTGTTTAGTACCATGTACTGATCAATTAAGTAACCTACAGCAGAAGATAGAGTACCTTTTGATATCTTACCTTCATCAATCAATTTCTTTAGTACTTCAACCTGTGAATTAGATAAACGTGCGGTTATTACGTTATCTTTTCTATCCTTAGATTTATTTTTCTTCATTTAATTACCTCATGTAATTTGTATACGTATACGTTATTTATCCCAAGCAAAAAAGATAGCCCTTTTAGGGGGCTATACTTTAGCAATATAGGAGAATTATAATGTTACCATCTATTTAGTCTCTGATGGCTGGAGAAATGGAATTATGCTTCGCAGTTCGGCTAGGTGAACATTTTCGATCACTCAGAAAGCCATATCTATATTATAGGACATTTTTTGCGTCTGTCCCAAATATGTTATAGATACCTACATTATACCGTGAAAAAATCACCCGTTCCAAAATTCTTAGGACTTTTTCTTTCGTAATTTATCAGTACTTTTATTTATGTGTTGTCTTACGTGACGTTCTACAAATGGTATCTTTAGTGGAAGTGCTAGTACTGTGAGAATCATAAACATCAATACTAGTATTGTGTAGATTGGGAAAAGAAAGATTTCAATTAATGGCTTTAGCAT